TATTCATTATGCAGTAAAGGATATGCTGTGGCGCCTTCACCGACACCATTGATAAAAACTGTAGGTATGCTGGTGTACCCCGATCCAGAATTCGTGACAAAGATTCCTGTTAGTTGACCTGTAGTTGAATTTATAGTGGTAATAGCGGCAGCACCTGTTCCGCCGCCGCCAACTATTTCAACATTAGGTGGTAGAATATAATTCTGCCCAACATTGCCTAATAGATACCCAGATACTTTGAATTTATAATTTTCTGCGTAAGTGTTATAAATTGGAACACTTTCAAATAGAGCTGCATCTGACGATTTGGTCACGTCCGGCGATCTAAAAGTTTCCTCCGATTTAAAATATCTTGCTGGCAAATCAAAGTCCGCCCAATTACCAGTGACCTCATCTATTTTACTGTACTGAGGAACAAATTCCTTAATAATTGTTCTATAAGGTTTAACTTCTTTAATATAATCCTCGTAAAAACTTTGATTGTCTCTTATATAATTAGGTAGTTGTTCCAAGGTACGTAAACTGTGATATACATCAATGAAACTGCTTTTAAAAATCCAGTCTGGATTTTTTTGTTCTCCAATTATAAAGTTAACTATCGAGAAAAACAAAGTATTGAATTCTATAGCCAAACTATTGATAAGAATTTCTTTGTACACACTGTCAAAAATTTGTCCAACTTCTTTGGCCGCCACTGGATCAAAATCAACTATATCAAACACCGTTGAATCAAATCCTGCTCCATATTTTATTTCATATAGAGTGTCTTTGAATTGTACTGATGCATTTTGCGCTGCAATCAAAGTCAAACTCAAATCGGCTTCTACATTAAAGATTAACCAATTGCCTATTCCATCATCTAAAATTTTTACATAATCATTTGGTATTAAATTTAGCGACAAAATCTGACCATAAGTGTCAACTACGTATTTTATTTCTTTACCGGTTTCGTATTGTTCGCTGTACCAATCTATTTTGCTCCACCATATAGATGTTTTATAACTCTGAATAATGTCTAACTCGAACTTTTTTGTGTTGCCGTTAAACTTGTAAAGTGTCCATCTTCCATCAAATCTGGCATCATTCCTAATTAAAATTGTGTATCCGTCTGCAAATGCATCAACATCTAAATATTCAATTTCAGTAAACGAGCCGGCTTCGGCATCATATCCTGAAGGGACAACATCTTCGGAATATAAAGTAGCCGGGTTTGAAATTAATAAAACAGGATTTTTTTCAAAAATTCTATTCAACTGCAAAACAAAATTCTTTAATGCTGATAATCTGTTTACAAAGATTCCCTGTCTTGGCCTTATTAATAAACCAATACTGTTCTCAAGAGGCAGTTTTGGGTCAGGTACAATTTTACCTGAATCATCAAAACCCACAAGACTATCTTTCATTTTGTTAAGAATACGTGCAGGTATTTTTTCGTTTGGATTGCCTTGCTGTATCAATTGATATTCGTTATGTATAAGATTTGTATTCCTTGAAACAGCGGTGTCAACATGTAATACCACGTCGTTAGCTATTAAATTATTAGAAATATTGTACAAGGCCAAGCTATTCTGCGACAACGCAGCCATGTATGGAATATTTTGATCTTTTGGATTACTAATATATTTTTCCAAAGATTGAATACTTAGAGATCTCTTAGATTGTAATACATCTACAGAAGTTTTATTTCCCACCCAATAGTAATACTTTTGTGATATGATTCCAGTTGACGGATCTACTATAGTTACGCTTGTATAAGCCGAATTGTCTGGATACTTAGGGATACCGTCTTGTCCAGAATTAGTATACTGACTTGGTAGGAAATTGCTTTCTACCCATTCGTAAATTTTGACTTGACTACCAGGAAAAAGAGATCCCCAATTTTTTTCTCTATACTGCAATGGGCCTTGCTCATATTCGATAAAACTTGACTGACTGGTGTCAAACCATGTCTTCCCAACGTGACGCGACGACCAATAAAAATTACTATTTTGAATTTGATTGGTTCCTTGTGCCACGTTATACGCAGCAGGATCAAATTCTTCTTTGTAGTCCAATTCTTGGTCTACTATTCCTAACAATTTTCCTTTGGCTGGATCGTAAATATCGAAGAATGAAATAATTTGTTGCTGTTTTTTATTATAGATAAAAGCAGAATTGATTGTGGCCGGGTCAACTTGTTTTTCCTTGTATCTTATTAAATCCCAACCGCCTGTGTTGTTTTCGTTGTAGTAAGCATAGATACTTCCTCCACCAGATACAATATTATAGTCGTTGGTAACGCCGGCTACAAGTGTGCCATTGTAGATACTGGTACTGGCACCAAAATTAAATCCGGTATCTAAGTCGGGTCCTACAAGTTTTTGAGTATAGGCAAAAATTGCTGGATTGTCTTGCGATTCAAAAGGATTTTCCATCAAATCATATATGTAGACTGCCCCTGAATCTTTGGCTAATGCAACAAAGGTTGTGCTATTACTATCAAATGTTGTTAATGTGAACGAAGTGTCAAATGTGGTTGGCACAGAAATGTCGGCACCGTCGCTGGTCACCGCCAACATTCCCGACACTTGTGACAAAGCTAATGCTGTACCAAATCTTTCTCCGTTCAAATTTGGATGCTTAATTGTTTGAGCGGCGGTATAAATTTCTATGCCTAAATCGTATATAACAGTTCCTACACCCATCTTTATGTCAAGTTTATTGTTAGCTACTGCACTATCACTTGTGATTTTTATTTTATTGTTGAAATTTTCAGCTTGTACGCCTGGAATACTGGCTGCATTAATAAGCGATATTACACTTGCTAAAGTTGTTCCGGCCACTGTAAGTGTTCGGTCATTGATAACAAAAGTATCACCGGGCACTACAGTAGGATTTTCAATTGTTCCTGTCACAATCCCATAAACTCTACCGTTGTTTACATAACGAGTAACCAATCCTTCACTGTAATGCTGTTCGGCATAGTAAGGACTTGCTACATAAACATTGCACCCGGTGTTGCATACTGCCACCGCACTACCAAATTTTTGTCCTATGATGCCACTTATTGACGGGTACAAATCTTGGGTAGGTTGAAAATTATTTGTTTCGACTCTTATTTTTTGGCCTATCACAGGTGTAGCAAATGGAGGAAACTGTATAGCACTGCTGCCAATCAAATAGTAATCAGTTCCTTGTACTAATTCTTGATTATTAAATGTAACTCTAAAAACATCCGCAACTGGCTGCGGCAAATTGAAAGTTCCAGAAACTCCGTCGGTGGTAAATTCTGCTATTGTTCTATGATAAACATTTACTTTACCGTTGTTGTCAATATCAAAATTCGTATCCAAGTTTGATCCTACTACTATCACAGACCCGTCCTTGTTGGTCACAACAGACGTACCAAAGTTAGCGCCTGGAGTTGAGCCTGATATAGTGCCTATCAATTTATAAAACTTTGATCTTCTAATTAAATCAATGCGTTCAAAATTTACTGGGGCAGCAACGAAACTGATATTATCGATAGTTCCTTTACTTGACACAGTCAATGTAAGATTATTGGCAGGGGCTGCACCCCCAAGACTACTACCAAGAATTGTAAGAGTATCACCATTGGTATAACCAGATCCGCCATTTATTCTTGATACCGAATATGCACCAGAATTGCTATTGATCACAGTGAACGTTGCCCCGGATCCTGTACCTCCTGTAGCTGGTAAGTTGTTGTATGTTAGCGTACCGCCGCCAGTTGCACCGGTACCTGCTGTAGTGAAAGAGATAATTCCATTAGAAGCTTGAGATAGTGTGTAATCCACAGTAGGAATATATTCAGCTGATCGTAGAGTAGCGAAAACCACTATGTCACTTCTGTCATCTACTTGGGAAGTGAGAGTAAAATCTGTAGCACTACCAGTGCCTACTATGCTTTGAGCACCTTCTGTTCTTGTTACGAGTGCATAACAAAGCACTTTATCTGCCCCAGGAGAACCAATGTACATATAACTGCCGTCGTGACTCATTGCAATTGCACTGCCAAAATAATCTGTAGCTACACCTGTGTCGTCGGTAATAATCTGAATTAAAACTCCATTGTCATACATGTACACGTAGCCTGTTCCAGACTGACTATCTGGAGCTCCTACAGCAAAGTATCCATTGCCATTGGCAACCACTTTGCCGTAGCTATCTAATCCTGTGCTGTTGCCCCAGAAAAATGAACTTGGTGCCCATGAGTTATTACCGGCACGAACAAAAATAGCTGCTCTGCCTGTTCCTGAGTTTGGGGCACCAGCATACAAAAGTGTTCCTGTGCTTGGATCCAGACTTACTGCCTGTCCAAAATTATCATTACCGCTCATCTTACTTGGATCTAATTCTACTTTGTTGATAAACTTCCAAGGACTTGTTTTGTTATATACTCCCCAATTTTGTTCGGCGTCTAAGTTGTTAACCCATATTTTATCGTTTTCTACCCAACCCTGAACTGGTCTCACAGACTCAACATCGCTGGGTACATTTATTTTAGTTGAAGTAAGTTGAAATAATATTCCCGAACCCCCTACTGCTTGTTCGTCTTTTATTTTTTGTAAATTTTGATACATGGTAATAGTAAATCTATTTGTATCTACTACGCTAATAACTTTGTAAACTCCATCATACCTCGAATCAAAATTCTTAATTACGATCAGATCAGATTCTGACAAGCCATGATCTCTATCAAAATAAACTTCTACAGTATCATCAATAATATATCTCAATGCAAATAGCGATCCTTCGATTAAACTGGCTCTATACACGTTCCAATTTTTTGTAAAGTCTCTTGCTACCCAAATTTTGTATCCTATACCAATGTTATTAACAATGGTTGTTAAAGTTTCATAATCTTCTATGTCAAAGATAGTGGCATCAATATCGTCAAGATTTACGAATCCTGCCACCGGTAAAGGCTTATAGACCTTGGGTTGACTATTGGTTTCTGCTGCAAAAAGTTTGGCCGCGTATTCGCCAGCAGACTTAAAAATATCACTTTGATCAAATGCAACGACGTCTGGTTCTTTGACGACTGTGTCATCTACAAATTGTAAAGCAGTAGGGTTACTACTAAATGCAGATTCATTTAATTCAATTTCTATAAATTTATTAACGTCAGTAGCACCATATTCGCCTATCCTTACTGCCCAGTTTTCATAAAAATTAACTTGAGTTTCAAGATTGTTAAAGTTAGCTCCTTTTAGAGCATTTATAGCATTTACTGTACCTTTTTGCTTTATCAACCCTTGGTAAAATTTACTCTGTGTGGTTGCGTCAATACCAAGATTATTAAAGTATTGTCTATTTCTAAATCCAATTAATCCATTGCTGAATAATTGAGAATCCTCGGCAATTGGTTGGTTATCTATGTCGTAAAAATTCACCCCTTGCTGAGCATTTGTTGCAAAATTGTTGATAACTCCAGATCTTAATTCTGATGATGATATCAATTTCCATAAGTTGGTTTGGAATTGGTCTGAAGCAGTAACATTTTGTGTGGCTGTGTAAAATCTAAATTTGTATTTGACTATAGACCCTTTTAAATAATCCTGCCCAGGTAACCATTCATCCACTTTATCGCTGCTGTAGATAAAACCTGGCAATTCTAAACTGCCGTTCCACCCACTGGTTTTTGCGCCTACCAACTTCAATCTATATTGTCTATTACCCAGTTCTGGTACGTATAGAATATCATTGAAAACCGTGATATTGTCTAAAATTAAAAGATGTTCGAATTGAACCAAATTTAATTCAGCGAAGCCGATGGTTTGATTTGCATTTGATTTAAATGTAAATGTGTTGCTACTTCTATAAGCAGTAAAATTATTTTTGATGATTGGTTTGAAATTGACGTCTAACACCCTACTTGAATAAGGAGTATTTTTAATCTCGTCCACAACCGACGATTCGTCAAAAACTTTCAGTTCAGTGCTTACCGGACTCAACACAATTATATTACCTGATTTCCATCCTTGTGTGCTCCAGTGTAAAAACTCTTTAGCACTTAAAATCCAGTCTTTTTGTTCTTTTAAGTCATTGTCTCTATCAACAAAAATAAATCCTTGAGCCAACAAATATCTTTGGTAACTTACTAAAAAATCAACAACTTGTTGCCGTGAATTAAATTCAAAACCATACGGCACAGTGTACTTGGCATTTTTAAAATCTTTATAGATGATGCCGCGTTCTTTCCCAGCTGTGATACTATATGCATTATTATTCACTTGGCTTGGAATAATAAAAAAGTAAGGATTTGTTAAATCAAAACCACTTACTGTATACCCGCCTGGACTTTTTTCTACAATAACTGCACTGTAGGTAATTTTATTAACCGGACTTCCTTTGTAAAGCTCTATTCTATAATTTTCCTCCGGTACAACCACACTGTCGTTAATGCTGCTGGGACTGCTTTGTTCAGCCAATAATTCAATAAATCGTTTGTCGGTGTATCCAGCCATTTTGTATGCCAGCTGTACGTCAAGCTCACTTAAATTTTCTTTAATTTGTGCAGCAGCATCTCCTATGCCCAAATTTTTAACGTAATCTCTTATCCAGTTTAAGTAACCGGCATTGCGTTCAATAGTGCCGTTGTTATCATAGCCTTGAATCAAGAGTGCAGTAGGAGTAATGTGTTGCCCTGTGGCTGAAATTTCAAATTGACCAGTGATTGGATTTCTAATATAATTTTGAGTATTTGCCAACAAAGAAAAATACTTTGCTGGCTTGGCCAATGCCAATGCCATTTGTATAGCGTAAGGGAATTCACTGCTTCTACGCCATGCAGCTTCAACAGGACCAATATCACCAACAGCGTAGCTGGTATTTGCTTTTGTGCTATCAAAATCGGCTATTAAACCAAATTGTTGCCCAGTTACAGTGTTGTAACCTCCTATTTCTGTAGGTGGTCGCAAATTACCATTTTCGTCCACTGGTATCATAAACGACAAATTAGGACGTTGATATCTTGAATCAAATCCAATTCTTGGACCATCATGAATGTAACCTAAACTAAGGTCGCTCCATAAAATACTATTTCCTCCAGTGTATGGAGCAGGGCCATATCTATCTTCCCAGTAGCTTGGCTTTTCGCTGAATCCCAACATTTCCCACGGGTGTGTATGCGGTCTATCAGTATCGTAAAAATATTTGAAGATACTACGCCACGACCCAGGCGAGCTTTCGCCATTAACTGCATCAATAAATTTTTTATAATTCCACGTGAAAGGATCGGATGCCACAAAATAATCATTAGTGGTATAATCAACCCTATTAGTGCCAATCCAAGATAAAAATCCTTGACTTAGAATTTGATTAAATTCTCCAAGCGAATAATCAGTTACTCTAAACTTACCCGGCAAATAGTCGTACAAATTAAAAATATTTGTATCATAGACTACCTTGATATTGTTGTAGATACGACGTTCTAATTCTAAGATAAGTTGGTCTCTAAAATCACCAAAAGCAGGCATGATACTGCCGTCATGTCCTTGAATAACGTCAATTGGTTGTCTATAAGTGTCGTCGGTATAAATTTCAGGATAGTATTTGGGATACATGCCCATCTTAGTCGGAGTCTCGGGCACAAAACAACCATCGGTATTATTGTATTCAACAATATCGATTCTGTCTCCGTACAATAAACCAAAACTTTCTGTTATTTCTACTGCCGGTCGATCTTGTCTCAAGAAATAATCTCTATCTTTGATTAGAAGAGTTTTTTGCTCAATATTGTTTATAGTTCTTGTTAAATAAACTAACACAGATTTGTTACTAATAACTGTGTCAACAAAAATTTTGTTAATTTCATAGGTCTTAATATCAGGATCTAACACAGTGTACGTAGGAATAATAACTCGTTCATTAGGTCCATATGGTAGCATGTCGCTATAAAACCACGGAAAACTATCATTTTTAACTGCGTTTATAGTCAACATTATTTGATCAACACTACCAGGAATATCATCTCTATCTAATTCTAAATTGCCTGCTAATTCAATGAATTTAATTTTAAATTTTGAATATTCCCTATTGGCCAACTTAATGGAATCAACGAAATTCATTGTTGGGTGATTAAGAAATAGTCCAGCATATACCACCGGCGCACTATGCTGTAATACACTACCTCCTTGATTTACATATTGAATATCTCTTAAATTACTATTACCAGGCACTGATCCTTGAACATTTAGACTGTTGTTTTTTAACGTGATTAAATGGTTTCGTAATTGCCCTAATGTTAATGTAGTTAAATTACTATTCAATCCGTTTACGTCAAGATTGAGTGGTACTTCGTAGTAAGCTTTATTTGATGTAAAATTTTTGTTGAAGATACTAATGAAAATAATATCGTCTTTTTTAATTAAATCAGGACTTACCAAAATTGCATACTGATCCACTACCTTAGTTAAAACAAAACTACCTATGTTTAAAATTTGATTATTGACAGTAATTTTGATGTTCGGATTAATTACGCTGCTATCGGGCGGATTGTCGATTGGAAACAAATTGGTCTCGCCATCATACGTAAATTGATAGTTTTGGTATTGTTTAGAAAAATCTCTATTGATTGTCCAGATATTCTGTCGCTGATTTATTTCTGAACTTAGATTTTTTTGTAAATACCCAGAATTAACTTTAATTGTTTCAACTGCCCCGTTGGCCAACAGATAGGTAAATGTGTCCGAATCAAAATTATTGTCAAATTGAATATCACCTTGACTTACAAAGTTTTTATAACTTAACGGAAATCCTATCACAGGATCAGCGGATCCTGTACCTTTTTGGTACGAAAATATTTTTGTGCCTTTGAACGTTGTTCCTGAATAAGTTAAGTTATCCCCAAAACTTATTCCGTTGTCATTGATAATGTCAAATAATGGTTCCTGGCTGTATTCTGTTTTGGTTTGTGACGCAGTCCACAAAGATCCATTGTAGTGCCATTGTTTGCCCCCGTTGGTTCCAGATAATACCACTACAGTGTTTCTTTCTACAATGTTGGTATCATCAGTTTCCTGTATATAAGCTTTATAAATCACAGAAGGTGGGAATTCCGTGGTCGCTTCAATTGTGAAATTATAAATTTTATTACGCACATCATTGTTGATATCATTGCTAAAGATCACTCTATCGCCATGTGTAAGAGTCAAGTTACCTATCGTTAGTGTAGTCTCGTCTACACAAATTACTCCTTGTACTTGTGTAAATGCATTTTGTATAGTGGTGTCTAAGATATCAACAGGTTGTTTTGCTTCTGCACCAAAATTGAATAATTGCAAACTGTCATTGAATTCAATAATAGGCCTGCTTGCTCTTGAATTTTGATTGTAAATTGCAATACGGCCGTTATACTCTGCCGTTTTTTCAATCACATCCATGTGGAACCATCTATTGGCTCGACTCCATGGATTTCTATCAAGACTTGAACGCTTTATTGTGATGTAGTCTGGTAAAACTGGTTGTAGATATGCATTTAATAATGCTTCGCTTCCGGAACCGCCTTCCAGTTTAACTGGGTTTTGTGGTAAAATAGAATAAGTGCCTCTATCTTTGATAAAGAAATCTTTTATTGGGCCAGATGTGGGAGGGGCTATAGTTACAGTTGGAGGGGATGTGTAGTTGAGGCCTGCAGCATCAATTATAATATTTGTAACAACTCCATTGCTTATAACTGCATGAGCAAATGCACTGGGATTTCCTGTTGGGGCCGAATCAATAGTTACTGCAGGTGCTGATAGATATCCTGATCCACCATTTACAATTGTTATGTTGTTTACTACCCCGGTTGTTGAATTTATCGAGGCAATAGCTGTGGCAGTGTCTAAAACTATGTCTTTCACAACCACAGTTGCATCCGCAGTACCTGTTCCTCCAGTAAAATTTAATCTATCTCCAATGACATAATCTTGACCTGCTTCGAGCACAGTACTGCTGTTAATTGATTCAATTGATACCAAGTCAGATTCTGGTATCAGCACTATAGCAGATCCTACACCTTCTACGTAGTAATTAGTATTCTGCCATTGAGCCAATGCACTGCTATCAAACTTGACTTTTAAACCGTTGGTGAATGTTATACCGTTTGGACTTTTATACTCAGTTCTTCCTATTATATCAACCAGTGGATCAATCACACTGTCTGTAGGTGCTACTAAGTTAATAAGGCCACTTGCATCATCATTTTCGCCACTCTGATAAAATAAAAAATCTTGGGGAGCAGTGATAAACGGCACCAACGTCAACAAATTCAATCTACTATAAAATTCTCTACCTGCGTAAGTTTGACCACCCTTGATTTTGACTTTGTGCTCGTTTGCAACTTGCAATTTAGGAAACAACACAATGCGTTCTACGTTGTCTTGATCTCTTTCAATTTTAATTGTGAAGATGCCTGTTCTTTGCGAAAAAGGTATCAACTTGTTTTCATCAAAATATACTATACCATCTTCTATTCTTGCACTATCGTTCCAAAAAGTATCATCGATGTACTCTACATTAGTGAACACCACCGAGGCATTATCAAGATATCGAACTGGTCCGTCAATTCCTCCCAAGCTGGAAATTAATTCTTCTGGATTGGCACCTAACAGTTGGTGAAAACCAAGCGTGGTGGCATAATCAACTGTGTCAACTAATGGCATTGATGTCCACTGACTTTGCGCCGACGATGAAGGTACTGTGAATCTTATTGTACCTACATCTGCTCCGTTATTGGTAACACCTAACACTTGTCTGGTTGTTAAGTTCAGAAAACTCGGATCTAACCCGTTCGCACCAGGTCTGCTCTGAATAAAAAATTCATTTCCTGGTTCATTTATTACAAAGTCATATGTACCGCCTCGTGCCAATGTCAAAGTTGGATTGGGAGTTTCGCCGTACTCGCTAAATTTATAGATACCTTGAACACTGTCATACGTTACAGTAAACGATTGCTGTAGTTTTACTCCATTTGCAGTGACAGTTACAGGATCTGGACCGTTTGGTAGCCAATAATATTGACTAAAATTAACAAATTTGTCAAGATCAATTTTAGGATCATACGTGTAATATTCATTATCAAACAGTCTATTATGATTGTCTACCAACCCTCCATGATACCTCAACTTGTTGATTAAATCAATATAAGTAGTAGCAAATTCAATTTCGCCGGTGACACTATTCTTGATAATTAGAGAAGGTTCCAGCTGATAGTTTTGTCTTTCTTTGTTGTTTTCTAAAATATAACTGTCATTAATTTTATACGATGGAGCCAGTTTTCTACCAATATAGCCATTAATTTTTTTCAGCGAGGGTTCATTTACCAACTGGTCCAGCGTGGCATTAAGAAATTTTTTATTTGTTTCAGTCTGAAAAATTTCAGGTAAAAATTGATGTGTTTTAATAACAGCCATTCTTGTTCCTATTAGATGTTAATTTGTCCTGCTGTAATTGCACTAATAATTTGTACATTGTCAACGGTCGCTGCACTTACCAAAATTTCATTTGGCTCGGCATTTATCTGATACAATGATCCAAATCCACTTAGCTGAGCTGCTGGTACTATTATTACACTGCTAACATTAGGACTTAATGCTGTGTGTAAATATGCACTTAATTCACTGAAATAAAATGTTTCGCCAAAATCCCAATTGGCAATATCAAAATAAGTGTTAATTGCTGCTATCACCTGACTTTTAATATCGTTATCACTTAAATTAACATTTGGATTTTTAATTACCTTGAAGGTGGCACGCAAAGAATCAATAGCCTTGTTTCCAAAAAGTGGTTTGAACACAGCAGGATTGTAGATAATGCTGTCACTTATGGTTTTTAAATTTTCAATTGAGCCAAATTCTGTTTGTAGCTCTACACTGGTTGGCGGAACAGGTTCTTGCAATCTATTGCTGGTATCAGTAATAAATGCATAGTACTGATCACTGTAAGTTCTTGTTAGAATGTAAAAATCTATTAGATTGTTGGGACTTGGATCTATTCTGCGATTGTTAGGCGCATTATGCGTGTACTGGAACATAATATCCTGTCTACCTATTCTGGCTATATAGTTTGTAATTAACGTGACCGATGAGCCAGTTGACTCATAAAATTTGTCTTCGCTGGTGGCATAAAAAACAGTATCAACAGGATACAATGTAATATTTGTGAGTATAGTTGATTCATCTGGATATATAGACACAATCAAATTTTGATCAACCGGATCATACTTGGCAAAATTGAACTCGTCGATGGTTTCAACAAAAAATACGTACTTGTGTTCAGGATTGGTTTCTGGATCTACCAAGATGTCAAACAAATCAGGATTATCAGGCACCTCGTCTAAATTATCATCAGGAAAAGTAATTAAAATTTTTCTATTATCTTCAAATCCATCAACTTCTACAACACGGTCGGCCACACGATATGTTTGACTATAATACAAACTGTTTGCAGAATCTGGTAAGGTATTTGTACGTAGTACTTTTATTTCATCTAATTTTGTAGTTGCTGTTCTACTGTCATAAACCTTGACATCAGGATCGTAGTAAAATCTTGTTTCACGTTCGCTTTGGAAAAAGTAATTTAAACCACGACTTGTGACCGAGTATGCTTGATTCACAAAAACAAATTTTAAATACCAACTGTTGTCCAATCCCAGACCCGAAGTGTTACCAGTATTGGTCAAATCAAATTCGCCTGTTCCTATGTTTGCCTCATCAATCGTGGTCCAAATTTTGTTTGTGATATCGTATCTCAACGCAAAGGTTTTATAACTTAACACGTTGTTGATAATTTCTGTTATTAAAGATGATGGCCAGGCATTTGCAAATACCGGAATCACTTGACTTATTTCTGCCCCAGTTGGCACTACAACACTAAGTGTTGCGTTGCCTATACCCGGAGTTGGATAAGATATAACGCTTGCCCATAATTCAGTACGTTGAAATTCTGTTTCGGGAGTTCCTGTTTGCAATTGATTTTGAGCATCAAAATACTTGCCAGTTGGAGCAAGAAATTTGATTAAAGCTCCTTGGGTAATGTAAATGTAACTGGATGCATTAAAGGTACCAATACTACGTCCGCCACTGTTCAAAGATTGTGTCCAAGTGCCAGTAGGTGTATATCTGGTGGCTGTTTTATAGTACAAATGCTTGGTAGACAAGCGAGAGATAAGAGGAGTAATTACATTTCTTACAATAAAGTTTACTTCACTGCTGCTGGTAAATTGAAAGGTTTCAATTTCAACTGTGGGCTCTGAGTAAATTATTCCGTCCTGTGCAAATATATTTGTGCTCGAATATTTGCCGGTGGCATCTACCACGTCAAGATATCTGCTTACTCCAGAGCTTGATCGATTGACTGCTTTAACTTTTAAAATATTGCCAAAAGTGGTAAAGGGAAGGGTATTATAATCTTCCCCGGTGACCATTCTGTTTTGGGTGTAGTATTGTTGTGGCGCTTTGATGCGTATGTCCTCGAGAGTCTCTCTGGCCGACGCATTTGTCACTGTATACTCTAAACTTGCACGCACTGAAAAAGTTTCTGCTCTGCCGGTTCTTCCACGGTAAGGAATAGTGATTGTGACTGCACTCATTTCTTCCGGAGTAATTTTGTAAGTTTGATTGTTGCTTACCCGATAATAAATTCTAAAGTTTCCAATTGGTATATTGGTAAATGCACCATCGCCGAATACCAAGTCAACTTGATCATTGGCTCTGGTGCTTATGCTGTAGAGATTTCTATCTTCTGTATTGTTGTAAATCACATTAATGCCGTTCACAGCAGGCACTTGAGTCCATAACGTGGTTGGTGTGCCAGCAGCATTCAGCGAGTACAGCCAAACGTCTGAGTTGTTAATGTTGTCAAAATTAATATTAACTATACGATTGGGTAAACTTTCAGTAATAGAGAAATCAAGGCTTCTCAGGTCTCCTTGTTTAAAATAAAAAAAGTATCCGGTATTGTTTGACCCATTGCCTTGATTATCGTTTTTATATAAAAAATTAAAAACACCGCTTGGTGCTGGGGGTTTCTCGTATATGTAAGCATAATTTGCGGATGTTGGACTTACTATTTCAAATGGATAGGTTACTCCTGCAATACTTGCCGAGTAGGGTTGTACTGGTATGACTCCATTCAACAAATCTATAGAATACTCGTCGGTTTTTACTCCACTTAGCGTTTTGGTCGCACCAGGTTTTCCAATTGCTTGAGTGCCCACAAGCACAGCGTTAAGAATTGCTGTAAACTGCTCTAACCAATTTTCGTTGGTATTGTCATTCCAGTTAACTATCAAGTTACTTAAATTTGTTCCAGTGCTGTCATAGATGATTTCAGATGTACTGACATTTTGAAATTTTAAAAAACCTGCTGCAGGTATGCTACGTTTGGGATTATAACTTATCAGCTTGGCTAATTTTAAAATACTGTCGCGACGTTCTGCAGTGTCAAGAAAGTTTTCTCTGGCATTTAAATCTGTTCTAAATGCCAAACTTTGACCCAGAAATGCTATGAGATCTATTAAGGCAATGTATTCAGAACTTTCAGTAAAATCATTGAAATCTTCAGGATAATATGTACGCAAATATTCGATCATTGACTTGCGTAAGGTTTCAAAGTCAAAGCTTTGGAAATCAGCTTCTCTGAAAGTTTGATAGATTTTAGTCCAATCTTGTTGAACTAATAAACTGGTTTGTCTTGTGGTAATTGCCATATCTTATACCTATTATTCAATATTTATGGCAATTAAAATATGGTATTTTTATGACGCAAGTAGTGTATTGGAATCTGAATTGAATTCTAACTTTAACTGTTCGCTGTAATTGCCTGGCAAAAATGTTAAATCAATTTGTATTTGTAAACCATGCTCAAATTCGTTAATTAACACGTTATCCACTGCCAGTCGTGGATCGTACCCCACAATCCTTTTTACATCTTCAACAATAGTTGACTGAACGTCGGCAGTAAGAGGTTCAAACAACATGTTCCAAATTATGCTGCCAAAATCTGGATTCATGAGCTTTTGACCTTTGCGAATGCCAAAATGATTTATCAAATCTTGTTTGACCAATTCAGCATCAACAATGCGGAATTTTTTTATGTTGTTTATAGTGCTGAAGCCTTTGTATCGTGTGTTAGCCATATTAGTATTTACTCTCGTTATGGAAGTGATTCTGTGGAAACATCTGCGTTAAGATTCTGAATAGCAAATTTGCCTGCTTGATAAAACAAAGCACCCGGACGTCCTTGGCTGTCTTTTTCTTTGCCTTTTTGACGCCACTCTTTTGCCTTGGCAGCTGGCAGCGAGTTGGCATAATCATCGCCGGTAGCTTTCAATTTGCTTACATCAACTTTGGCTGCGGCTTTCTTAAATTGTGCTGCAGACCCTTGCAGTGCAGGATCAAGCGCAGTTTGTACACTTTGTGCAGTGGCAGTAGCAGTGCCAGTAATATTAGGTATTCCGGATAGTGCCTGTGTGTCAACTGCAACCCCACTACTGGAAACACTAACAGTGGGCAAAGCCGACTGCAAGTTTTGTGCTATAGACGAAACTCCGCTTTGAGCAAGTTGCGAAGCTGCCTGTAGTGGCGCTGCTGCGGTGCTCAACAGTCCGCCCAGGTCACTGGCCAGCCCTGATGCAGCTGATACTAAACTACTTGTGTCAGTACTCATCAATCCTGTTATAGACGATAATCCTTGTTGTAAAGTAGGATTGGCGTCTTGAAATTGATAAGACACAGCCAGCATACCTGCTACTACTTCTTTTGTGTCATAATCTTTGATTGCCCCTGATTTTATACCAGCGGTGTATTGTGCTAACAAAAATTTTTCCATGATGCGGTCTTGCACGTTCACATCAAAAATAAATTCTACTTCCGTGTTTACTCCGTCTTTGCCTGTATATGCAGCACCATTTGCAAATTTGTATCCGTAATTGATCAGAGTTTTGTTGTGTACTGCATATCTACCAATTCTGGGTGGCACATTGTATGTGCTATCATTGTTGGTCTCCATAAAAGCAATCTGTACCATTAAAGCCTTGACATCGCTTTCCCGCAATGTAGGAATATCTTTTTTTACTTTAGGTGTTGGTGCTCCAATTGGTGCAGCAGGATCGTCAAGCAGACTTCTGGGAGCGCCTTGACCAAATGCTTGTTTTCTGGCTTCTTCGATTCCAACATTATTAGATTGGCTTTTGGCCTGTTGTCCGGGTGCGGCACTGGGTGTGCCAAGATTAGCAGTAATAGATCCCACAGCGTTGTTAATATTAGCCTGTACACCTGGAGGTAGATTGTTAGTCAAAGTCAAAACTGTAGACGCATTAACACCGCCCGACTCAAATGCACTAAACATAGCCGATGCTGTGCTTGCTCCGGCAGCTACCTGAGCATTGGCCTGTGGATTATTTTGTACAATTTGATTGACCAATTGTGTTACATTTATAGCCATGTTATTCGTCCTGATTTTGATTGGGTTCGGCCAAGCCACTGCTGAGTTTTTTCTTACCAGTTTGCCTTGACCAAGGTTCGTGTGTGGGCGTAAACGGAGCAATGCTGGCCAAGCCGCTTTGTGGATCTAATTCCCAGCGTTTGGTGTCTGGATTGAATCTTACATTATCCTGTTGATACAACTGCATGGGCGGATTGATCAATGGTTCTACAGGTGTTGGGGGGATCTTGGGATTTTCTGGCACTTTACCATCTGTATTCACATACACTTGTGCGCCACCTTTAAACCACAGTTCTCCTGAACTCACTTTCCACCCACTGGTTACACCCGAACTGGCATTGGTATTTGAGCTTATTATAAACTCGCTCTGCGAATTAAAGGTAATGTTGCCTTGTGATCTAACATTGGTCCAACGAGACGATGTGATCATGGTATCTTGTGTTTTGATATTAAAGAGGCCTGCAGTTTCTATACTGGCATTTAATGCTCTGATATCTATACTGCCGCCGCTGCGTAAACCAACTACACCTGCGTTGATATTGTATAAATCCTTGGCAGTGATAAGCTGTAAGGCAGTTTGCGATTCAATTGACGCACCTGCATACATTTTTATTGTGGATCCGGCATTTATGTTAACATTACCATCAGCATGAAAATTCAAATCCATCTCAGATCTTAGATTTAAACTATCGCCACTGTAGATATTGATACTGCCCTTAGGCGTAAACTCCAACCATGCAGTGCCTTTGTTGTTGATTATATATAAAACTTCGTTGGTATCATTGAACAATATCTGATGCCCGCCAGCTGATCTCAATCTTACAAGCTGGCTGTCTCCGTATAAGTCGCCATCGTCCATGACAAAAGTATGTCCGCCTCGACGTTCTGTTGGTCGCCAATCTTGTATTTGTTCGCCTTGATTGCCCAATTTAAGAGCATCATCTAACGATTCTCTATCTGGATATTTGTCTGTTAGATCTGGAAATCCGCGACCGGGTGTGCTAAAGCCAAACACTCTACTGGGCGATTCTCTGGTACTTGAACTTGTTATTGTTCCTCGGTCAGGATCAGTTTCCAAGCCTTGCTGAATAACAATATTTGATTGGTAAGTGTGTAAAACTCTATCCAATTCAAGATAGGTTCGCGAAGTATTTCGATCTACACTTTCTAAATTTACCTCACTGGCCGGCAAAAACACATCGTCTGCTGGTATGTCTCGGTCGGCACCAAAAGTTGTGTCGAGTGTGATAAAAGTAGTGCCCGATGGTCTTGCTATTCCTGGTACCATGTGTGCGGATTCTACATTTTGTACACAAGCGAACCAAAATCCTCTACTGATATCTCCATTTACAAAAGTAACCAACACTTGGTTTTCTAAGTCAGGTGGCACTGCCCAGAACCCATATGTTTGAGATTCTGTTCCAAAAGAATTAGGATCATCTACTCCGGGTTTGCCTACAGTGCTTCCAAAAAACGGACTTGCGTAACTGACAGTAATGTATGGTCCTGTTTCATCACCTTGTAATTCAGCGATCCAAACATCCAATCTGCCTAAACGAGTGGGATCAACGTTATTTTTCACTATGCCAATATATGGGCCTGGGTCAATTTTGATACCAGGTGTGGCATCCTTGTTGTAATTGGAATTGACTTTGTTTGGGCTAATTGAATCTGACATTTTATGCTATACCTGTTTTTTTGACTGTTTCTATTCGTGCAGTTTGTGCCTGGAAGAATTCTGTAGTTTCCTTTTGTAGCCTTGATAACTGGGTTAATAGTTTTAGTTTATCTAAGCCTGTATCGCTACCAACTTCTGTGTTTGTTTTAAAAGTTTTTGTTGCCAATTGAACTATTTGATCAGCTTGTGCTTTCAAGGTTGCCTGAAACTCTTGTCTTAAAGCAATTAC